ATCGTGTGATGTTATTCATTGACAAATTTATTAACATTCATTAACATCATAGAACAAGTCAGTTCCCTCATCAACGCAAGTTAAAAAAACATGTATACAATAACCAATGGACTCGCATCAGAAAGACAACTTAATTGACGCATTGTTATTTAGCGCCGTGTTTTACATTTTGTCCAGCAACGAAGTGCTTGCAATCATGGCAAAACATGGTCCAATTCAGAACGCTCACGTCACAAACACGTTTTTATTCGGGTTCAGCTACCTGTTGGTGCAGCGTCTCACCAATCGGCTGTGAACGTTTAAGTTTCGTATTATTTTTGTAAATTAACAAAAAAAAAGCATTCATGCATTTGGTCTTCTCGTCGACAGATGTGAATCAGCTCGTGAATCTATCGGAGCGAATGACCAAGTACATCGGCAAACGTAATTCATGCCGTTCGATTCAGGGTTTTAAGCGCGCATTCATTCAGCACCTCAATCGGCAATATCGCAAAGTACCGGACAATATCGGAACCTTGCAAATGGCGCGCAACTCGTATTGCAGTCTCTGCAAAGAAAAGAAAACGTCCACACAGTCGATTCGCACCCTTCGTTGTGGACACGTGTTTCACAAACGATGCATCGACAACTGGCTCATAGACAACACCTACCGATGCTACATGTGCAACAAATGTCAATTAACATAGTTTGGCGTATTAAGATTCATGAAATCCGTGTCGCGACTGCGCAAAACTGAGTTGACCCAATTGGCGGATGACATGCAGTTGAAAGTGAACGCGTCATCGAAACGGTCTGAAATCTTAAACTGCATCCGCAAGGTTCCATATTTTAAGCGCCACTTGCGATCCTACAACCCTCGTGACCCTTGTACATTAGTTCCACTTCATGAAATTCCGGTAGAACATTACATCGAGTGGAACCAAAATAAATTGGTGTTTGGCGCAGACATACGGTCTATTCGACGGTTGTTCGATTATCAGTTGTTCACGCTACCCTTTGCGTTGGATCTCGTGGAAGGTGAGTCCACAGACATGCGGACTTGCGGAGAGCTGACGGAGGCAATCAAGACCGTTCAGCCAGATTTGAGCGACTGTAGTCACGAGCCGTCCATCGCGTGTCGGTTCTTGTTCGGAATCGAAAAGCTATGTGGTGGAAACTTTGGTTATATCAACGGCAATATCTCCAAACAAATCATCAACAACCCTGACACGAATGATGTTCATTTCTCCATTTTAAACTCGATTTACAACGTGGCGGCTCAGCTGGAAGAAGAATGTCAGTATGTGATGTACCTGCTCATCGATGTGTGCTATTATCCGTTGATGTGGTCGATCCCAACTCACAAGGACAATCTACTCGAGACGATACTGGAGTGTATGACGTTCTTCGTCAGTATTGTCGGTGAACGTGGGCACAATGTCATCTTCACGATATTTAACGACATTTAAAAAATTGTATTGCTATGATGGTAGAGGACAACCGAATGTCTAGGATCAACGATTTGATCCTGTTTTTGGCCAAACACAAAACCAAAAAGGATGAAAAACCCACGCACACCGGCATGTACGTACCATGTGTGGGTTCGTGGAATTTGGCAACTTCTGAGGCCACCGACACCTTTTGGACTATATACACGGATATCTACATCGAATTCAAGAATTCGCGGTTGGGTCTAGGAATCACTGAAACACAGACCGAAGCGTGCCCCCTCTTGATCGATATCGATATCAAAACCTCGATAGCAAATGGACGTATCCGCGTATATACATTTCAGGACGTGCAGCGAATCATCGACACGTACCGCACGATTGCAAAGAAGTATGTTCACGTAGAAAACGACGACGCGCATGTGTTTGAAAAACCCAGTCCAAGAATGAAAACGGACCACGTGAAGGATGGATTCCACGTGATGTTTTTGGACATCGTCGTCAGTAAGTCAGTTCACCGACGAATCCATCAAGACGCAAAAGCTCACTTCAGTCGTTCGAACGAGCTCCGACACCTGTATGGGCTTCAGTCTGTTCAAGCGTTGATCGACGACGCGGTGGTTTCCAATAATTGGATGGTGTATGGCTCTATAAAAAAAGACGACACACATCCCTACACGTGTACATATGTCGCAAAACACGACACACTTGAGCCCGCCCCGTACGTCGACGGACCTCGCACGTTCAGCGTGCGGGATCGAACAACTCCGAATAAAACGACACCCCTTTGCGACACGATTAATGTTGATACCGAGGAGGAGAAAGGGTCACGTGTCGAGCAGTTGTTGAATATGCTCCAACAAGACCGGTGTGACGACGAGCCGTCTTGGATTCGAGTGGGGATGTGTCTGCATAGTGTAAAAGAAGACGACCATATGGAGGTTTGGCGCGATTGGAGTCGAAAGTCGGCAAAATATCAAGAAGGTGAATGCGAAAAACAGTGGAGACGGTTCAACAATGACAAAGGCTTTTCCATCCACAGCCTGAGTTACTGGGCGCGCCTGGACAATCCAGATAAATACGAAGCGATGGTACGCAGCGAGTCGTTAAAAACAATGTCCTTTCAAATCAATTGTGGCGCACACTACGACGTGGCGATCATGCTACATCTCCGCTACGCGGATATCTACCGTTGCGTGAACCCCAAGCGCGCGAACGACTGGTATTATTTTTCGAACCATCGCTGGCACGAGATGCCCGCAGCATTTGTGCTGATGAATCGCATGTCCAATGATCTCGGGAAGGAGTTTGTGAGTCAAGGGAATAACTTTAAAAAACTGATGCTAAATCAGGACCCAGCCGTCGTGAAGGAAAATCAACAAAAATACGACAAGTGCATGAAATTGGCGTTTCAGGTAAAGGACAATAATTTCAAGTCGGGTGTGTTGAAGGAATGCACGCGGTTGTTTTACGATCCCGACTTCGAGAACAATCTGGACAGTAACGTGAATCTCATTGGCTTCGACAACGGTGTGTACGACATCGAAGGTCTCTGTTTTCGAGACGGCACACCGGACGACTACGTGTCCAAAACAACCTACATGAATTACGAGGAATATAACGAACATCACCCGATCGTCAAAGAGATTTATTCCTTTTTCGAGAAGGTGCATCCCGACGCAATCACACGCGAGTACGTGCTGACTATTTTTGCGACTTTCCTGGGTGGCTCGTGTGAAGAGCAGACGTTTCAAATCTGGACCGGCGCTGGTTCAAACGGCAAATCGACAGTCGTCGACTTGTTCGAGGAGACGTTCGGGGACGACTACACCGGGAAGTTTTCAACGACGCTTTTGACCAGGGACCGGGCAAATTCTAACGCTTGTACCCCCGAGCTGCAAGATGTCATGAAGAAGAGGTTCGCCAGCATGCAAGAGCCGAATGACAATGATGTCATTTACACGGGGGCGATGAAGGAGTACACGGGAGGCGACAAAATTTACTCTCGGGGATTGTATTCCAAACCAACCCCCTTCAAACCGCAGTTCAAGCTGGTGATGTTGTGCAATAAAATGCCAACCATCAAAGGATGGGACTATGGAACGTGGCGGCGGATCAGAGTCGTTAAATATCCCTCGAGTTTCGTGGACAACCCTTCCGAGGACCCGTCTGCGCTCGAGTTCCACAAAGATAGAAAGTTGACCGCAAAATTCAAATACTGGCGGCAACCGTTTATGTGGATTTTACTTCAGCGACTGAAGCACTACAGCCGACACGGGCTGGTGGAACCCCAGTCGGTTTTGAATGCATCCAAAGAATACAAAAAGAAGTCCGACGCGTACTGCTCTTTCCTTGACGAAAACTTTGTCTTCTCTGCGGATTCGGAACAAATATCCTGTCAGGAGATGTATGAGAGTTTCAAGGTGTGGTGGAGGAGCGTACTGAACTCAACTCCTCCCACAAAGCAAGACCTGATGGATTATTTGCAATCAAACACCAAGATCAAAAAAGTGAACAACAAGTTCTTCACGGGTATTGTATACAAGAATGTGGAAGCAATGGAAATTTAAAAGAATTGTTTGTTCATCTCCATCGAGTTGTCCTTTGTGGCCATTTGTGCTCTGGGAATCGGCACGGGGAGAGAGCTGGCGTCCTTGATATACTTCGTGTACGAAATAATTCCCTTCTTGATGTTGTTGGTCGCCGACCGAACCACCTTCTGGTTCATGGAAGATATCCGTTCTTGAAGGGAGCGGTGGAATACGTCTTCGTCGCCCGAACTCATGTGAAATTCGCCATCGGTATTCATGACATTTCTCATCAGTGTTAACAATTGCGCTTCGTCTTGGTGCGAAATAGTTATCTTGGTTTCAATTTTAACGCGACTTACGAGATCGTTTTGGATGTTTAACACGTTTTCGCTTGAAAAAAAGACACGCGACAATGCAGTCTCGATCGTCTTGTTGATTTTGGAGTGAAGGTCCATTGTTATAGTACTTACACATTTATTTTACATACATTCGAACGTGCGTGTGATTTGTGTAGCTCGTGTGAACGAGGTCGTCCAATCGAACCCAAGGTACGTGATGCGGGAGTTTGGACCGACACGCAGGTCATAATGGTTGGCGTTCGAAGTGGATAAAAAGTGTGTCGCGGTGGGTCCGTTGAGTTTGATCGTGCTGTTTCGCCTGACCCGGTAGCACCGGTCGTCTCGCTTGACGACAAAGGCCAGTCGTTGACCGTGGGTGGTTTCAAATACGATTTCCCAAGGTGAATCGATTTCACAAGCCACATGAACCGTCACATAGTCCGCATCCACAAGCGTGCGGAAGCGATGCGTATCGAACGTGGTCCGAGCACCCGTGGCCACGCTGGTCACGTGGCAGGCGGTTCTGTAAGGAGTGTCGGGACGCAACGCGTTAAACTCGACGCACTGTTTCAAATCGACGTGCTTCGAATCAAAACTTTGATTCTCGGGTCCGACACATTCCAGATGAAACGAGTACTCGAACGGAAAGCCTGTTTTGAAGTCTTCGTAGCCAACCAGTTGGATGGACGCGTTGCTCTGATGCGCAGTGATCGTTCGAAGATCAGGCTCTCCGTCGGGTTCGGACAGGTCGAACTCAAAGTCGCAAGTCACGGGGGTTTGGAAACGTAACGTTTCTCCGTTTCCCGTTAAGCTCGCATACATGGATGCGGTGGTACTCTTCTCGATGCGTATGTTGTCCACCGTCAGCTCGAATCGTCCTTTGGTTCGGACGAACA